AGAAATGCTCCTGAACTATACAAGATAGGTGAAATGCTTTCTGCTACTACGCAGAGAGACAAAAGAATCAGACAATTCCTTGAACACCCTATTATACAACATGCTGGTGATGAACCTGCAGAGATTCCTAAGATTGCTCGATTGGCATTAGAATATTATCGATTACATAATCATGTAAGAGGTGACTTCAATGACATCGACAGGCTAAGAACCTTCCAAACTAAACTAATGATTGAAAACGATGCTTCATCAAGTGGAGCGCAGATTATTGGTTTATCTACAGGTGACCGAGCCATTAGTGAATTATCTAATGTTGTACAAACACAACAGAAACAGCGTCTATATGACGTTATTGCTCAAAGAACTATTGATGACCCTGACTACCGTAAAATCGCTTCATTGCGAGATGCTGGTTTGACTTGGAAAGATTTAGTTAAAGGTGCTAAATATCAGAACATGGTTACATTCTATGGTGCTGGTGAAGCAACCAAATCAGCAAACGTTTCAAGAGGTGTTGCTAAAGTTCTTCAAAAGAAAGGTTTCATGACCATTACAAAGGGAGACCTTAGTGAACAACTAAGAGTAATTGATAACAAGATTAAGCAATCGCAAAAGCTAGGTGCTGATGCGGTGGCTGCAGATTTAACTGCGTTCAGAAAAGAACTGGTTGAGACCGTTAATAAAGGTACACCAGTGTCCAGAACGTTGCTTAAGGAAGCGAAAGAGATACATACAGATACAGAAGAGTTTGTTGATAAATTGTTTAACAACAGAGTCGGTATCGTTGGTCCAAGTGACTTTGATGCTATCTCTCGAATTATGTCTAAATATCTAGAAGCCGAAGTTCCTGTCACTGGACAGTTCATCGAGTTCTGGAAAAAGACAGCTAAAGCATACGTAACGGATACACAGAAAGTTGATATTCCTTGGGTTACTTTCGATGGAAAGATTATGACTCAAAGATATAGACCGCCTGTTCAAGAACGTATAGAGTTTACAGACCCAATTACTGGGCGTAAAGTAAAGAACATCTACGAAGGTAGAGCGACAGATGGCAAGATGAAGGGTAAAGCTGACCTTGCTAATGCTGCTATTGGATTGGGTGTTAATGGTAACCACAGTAATGATGCTGTGATTGTTCGTCGGTTCCACCTGTGGGGCAGAAAGAATAAAGTGGATACTGGAACTATTCACGATGCTTTTTTCACAAACATAGGAGACGCACAAGCCGCCAAAGACGCTCTTCGAGTCATCTACGCAGATGCCTTAGAAGGTGATACAATCAGGAAAACACTCCTTGAAATGCGTAAACAAGGAATGTCAAGAAAAGTTTATAATGAACTTCTCGCTGATGCAAAGAAACGTGGTCTTATTGACCCACCAAACAAACTAACACGCAAGGACATACTAGAACCTATCAAAGATGGGTTTGACTGGTATGGCATTGGTCCATAAGTTGTACTTAGAAGACCTTTTAACCGTAGCTGTGCTACACGTAAAAACATTAAATTCAAGCTGTGCTTGGAAAGGATATTAACATGGAAAATCAACCAGTAGAAAATCAAGAAATAGTAAATGAAGAAACAACTCAGGAAACTCCTGTTGTTGAAGAAAACCCTGTTGCAGACGAGAGTGCAACACAAGAGACACCATCACCAGCTGATGAAGTCGAGGCATTAGTCGAAGAACGTTTAGCTAAAATGAAAGCTAACATGGACAGAATGTCAAAAGAAAGAGACGAAGCATTGAAGCTAAAAGCTGACATGGAAGCAAAAGCAAAAGAAGACGCTATTGCTCGAATGAAAGAAGAAGGCAAAATGCAAGAAGCTCTAGAAATGGAAGTTGCAGACCTTAAAGCAAAATTAGGTACATACGAAGAAGCTAACACAAAGCTAAGTCGTGATAATGTTCTTAACCAAGCTTTAGCAGGTATGGATTTCCGTAACGATAAATCAAGGGATATGGCTAGACGAGAAATCGTAGAGCAACTTATCCAAGGTGAGGACTCAGCATGGGTTCACTCTTCAGGAATGACTATTAATGATTTCGTGGAAAGCTATGCTAAATCCGAAGACAATTCTTTCTTGTTCAAAGCGAAAACAAACGCTGGAGCAGGAACAGGTACTCCTGCTGGAGCACCATCAGTTGATTCTCAGAAAGCCATTGGCGATTTGAGTACTCAAGAGATTTTAGCTCTAGCGGCTAAAGGTAAACTAGGTAACTTTAACTACTAATACAACATACAAGGATTATTATTATGCCTATCACTAACACTGACTTTCAAAACATCGCATTAGCGATTTCTGCTTACTCTGACGAAGCATACACAACTGCAAAGAAACTTAACGGTACAGGTATCGTTGCTGCAGACCAAAGAATAGACCTTTCTGGTGAATCTTTCATCGGTCAATTCCGTTGGTACAAACCACTAAGCGCAACTGTAAACGTTGCTTCATTATCTTCTTCTACAGACGGTACATACACTGGCATCAACACTGACGTAGCTGACTTCGTAAAGTCTGTTCGTACTTTCGGTGCTGAGCAAGTTAACATGCAAGAAGTTGTTTCAAAGCAAGACGGTCTTGCTAAAATAGCACGTGACTTCGCTGAAGTTCGAGCACAAGACGAACATGACGCACTTCTAAGCGTTCTTAAAGGTGTTTCACTTTTCGAAACTACTTTAGGTGACTTAGGTGGTTCAGGTAACGGTGGTATCATCGAATTCGATACTGACGCTGACGCTGCTGCAACTGGTTTCTTCTGTGACGTAAACGCTGCTGGTCTTCACGGTGCTGCTGCAACTGGCGCATCTGATGCACGTAAACTTTTCGACAGCTCTGCTATGGGTGCTGCTCGAGGCGAAAGATTGTTCCGCTCTGTTGGCGCAGCTTTCAAAGACTACGAACCAGATTTCATGTACATGGTTACTTCTCCAGAAGTTATGGCTGAAATGAGAGCCGCTAACTTGGTAGACGAAACTACTGTAACTGAAGGAAACATCGAATTCACAACTATCTTCGGTGGAAAATTCCGTTTAATCATGTCTCGTGCAAACCAAATGATTACTGCTGCTTCAGGCGACTTGAACGCACAGTCTTCTAAGTGTACTTTCGTAATCAAGCCAGGTTCAGTTGCTTCTGCAGCTATGCCAATAAGCACACCAGTAGAAGTTGACAGAAACGCTGCTTCTTACTTAGGTGGTGGTTCAACTAACGTATGGTACAGATGGGGCTACGCAATGCACCCAATGGGATACGACTGGGCTGGTGCAACTACTGCTTTCGCTTCAAACAGTGACTTCGCAGCTGCTGCTTCTTACGCACGTAAAATGGACGCTCTAAACTTGGGTATCCTTCCAATATTCCACGCTTAATAACTTTTAGGGAGAGAACTAATGGCACTTGTACTCAATACAAACAGCTACGTTGAAATAGCAGACGCTGACACATATTTCGAGACTCGTATTGATAGTGCCAACTGGTTTGACGCTACAGACGAAGTTCGAGAACAATCTCTTGTCACTGCCACTTGGTTGGTAGATGATAGAGAATGGATTGGTTCTGCTGTTAGTTCCTCTCAAGCGTTGGCTTGGCCACGTGACAATGCAATATACAATGACCATCGGTTAGGTATGCAAGTTACTGTGGCTAAAACTGAAGTTCCAAATGCAGTTAAAATTGCTGTATATGAACAAGCACTCCATTTAATCAATAACGAAGACGTCCTCACTGGCTCTACTCAGACATTCGAATCAATTAAGGTTGGTTCAATTCAGATACAAGATGCTAATGGTGACGTCACTCGTACACCTAAAATTCCACACGAAGTACTAAAGCAAATTAAACCTTTAGTAAGACGAGGGAGTTCCGCTATAGGAGGTGGTTGGTGGAGGGCTAACTAATGTTAAAATCTAAAATCAAAAAAGCTGTAGACAATGCGTTTACTAGCTTAGCTGACTTAGTACAACAAGGTAAGTTGTCTAACACAAAAGCAACAGGTTATGACTTTACGTCTGGTAGTACAACAAGCACTACATCAACAGAAACAATAGACATAATCATACTAGACACTAAAAAATTATCAGGTGAACCTTATGAAGTTAAGGCTATCATGAAGTCAGGTCCAAGCCTCGACAACTATGACAAGATAACTGTAGGACGATTGCAATACCATATCGTCGAGTTCACCGACAACGGATATTCTGTAGACTTAATACTTAAGAAGGAGGCTTAATATGTTTAATAACGTTTTAGCCGATGTCGAAGAAGTATTTGGTTCTTCTGCTTGGACAGCAAACAGCATTAAGACTGTTCCTGATAACTTTCAGGGAAATCTAAACAATGCTAAAGAATATTGTATGGTAATGGCATTACCTTCTTCTTCGGAAGAGGTTGCTTATGGTGTTAAGAAATCCTTAACTGGATTAGTTGCTGTAAAAATATTTACTCCTGTAGGGTTCGGTCAACGAAGAATCATGCAGATAGGAGATTTGTTGGACGATGTCTTGCAGTACAAAACTTTAACTAATGGAACTACGCTTAAGAGTTCATACATCAACGTGGAGGGAATAGACCCTCAGAATGAGTCATTTTATATGGCTTCATATTTTATACCATTTACGCTATACGGAGAATAACACATGGCACACATTTCATCATTAGGTGCAGGTATCTTCACATACCTAGACATCTTCACAGGTACAATACCTGCTGGTACTGACACAGCTGCAGAATTTGCTGCACTTTATGTTGGTTCAACTCCAGGAACTGTTGACGCAGACGTAGTACGTATGCCTTCAGTACGTGAGTTCCCATCAATCGGTACTCCAGCTAACATCGTAAACGTTCCAGTTTTCGGTCAAGCTACATCATCTCAGGTTCAGGGTCAGGCTGACGCTCCATCCCTAGAACTTACAGTAAACTACGTTGCTGACGACATGGTTGCTATACACAACCTTATCGATGGTCAAGAGAAAGTATTCCGCTTTCTTATGGCTGCTACACCAGTAACAGAAGACGAAGCTGCTGACACTACTTTGGCTGCTGACAACACAGAATTCTACTTCATCGGTAAAGTAGAAGCTGTTCTTGTTAACCCAGCACTTACAGACGCTACAACTGCGACTGTTACATTGTCTGCTCAGTCTGACTTCGTTGGACCAGCTACAATCGCTGCTTAATAAAACAATTCGGGGAGTCCTTCGGGGCTTCCCACAAATATATAAAGGAAAGTATAATGGACAAACCATTTAGTAAATCGTTTGTTATGCGTACTACCTTCCGTCATATGAGAAGTAGTGTTGACATTAGTATTAGAAAATCATTTGAACGATTTCAGGATTTTGACCAAGACAGTAAAGTAGGTAAAGAAATTATGGAGACACTTTCAGTGCTTCATACAGTACGTAAAATGCTTGATGACTTTCAGGCAGCAAACCCAGAA